TTTTTTTTTCATTTTTACATCGGATGGGGAGCACGGAACTGTGTAAACAGTTCCGTGTTTTGGAGTGAAAAAGACGGGCAATTAAGAGGAGACGGGAGGTTGGTACTGATTCTTAAGATCGCGGAAGAGATGAGGAGAGAGTTTGACAAAGAGGGGATGGAGTTCTCCCGTGAGTTTCCATTCTCGGATCCAACCGTCCTCAGGGAAAGTGTTGGGAGGAAGTTGAACATGTTTGAAAGACGTGTCTCAATCGTCGGAAGAAACGGCATCAACATGGTTCCGAGAAGTGTGACGGTGGTACATGCCAGAGCACAGATATCCTGATATTGCTTATGTTCTGGGGAGAAGGTCCAGGGAGCCTTTCTTTGGAGGAAATGGTTTCCAAGACAACCGAGTTCTAAGATGAGGTCAAGAGCTCGTCGGAAACGAGTCGCATCCATTGAAGTTTCATAGTTTTGGACAAGATGAGAGACTTGAGTTTGGTAGGACTGATATTCCTCCGAAGAGAGACGAAACGGAGACTTAATCTTTCGACAGAGGGAGAGGGTTCGGAAAATGAAGTTTCCAAGATAATTAAGAAGTTCGCTGGTGATCTTCGATTCAAAGTCACTCTGGACGAATCCGAAGAAGATAGTAGCGCCAGAAGTCGATTGGAATTGGCAGACGTTCCAACATGTCTCCAAAGATCCCGACGTTACGACTCTTCGAGAACTTCTGTCCACAATACATTAAATAGTGTGTTGCGGAGATGGTAGACGGTAGGATATACGGATGACCCGTGGCCATCAACATGGCTGGAAAGGTCAGAGTGTGAAAGGAGACGTTGTCCTTGCCCATGAAGGCGATCCACTGAGTTTTTTCTGATGAGAGCCACTCTTCGTTCCAGTCGTTTCGAGAGGAAGCCAGGATGGAAAGATATCCGAGGGGAGCGTCGAACCAGACATACATGACTTTGTTTTTGTATTCATCATCGGGAAAGAAGGGTGTTTTTGGAAGAGGGACGCCCCAACGAAGATCTCGACTGATACACATCTTACCGAGACTTCCTGGAGAGGAGAGCCAGGACTGTGTGATTCCTCGAACAAGAGGAGAGGCCTGATTCCAAGTTTTGAACCATGCCTCGAGTTTCGGTTGAAGTTTGGATAGGTTGAAGAAGATGTGTTTTCTTTTCTTTCGGTCGACGGGCGAGTCACATAGACTGCATCGAGGGTTCTTTAAGAGAGTACTGTCATAGATTTTTCCACAGGAGTCACACTGATCTCCGCGAGCCCCATCGGAGAAGCAATAAGGACATTCCCCTTCGACGTAGCGGTCAGCTAGAAATCGCTGACAGGAGGAGCAATAGAGAGAGTCGATTTGTCCCTCTTCCAGATATCCCCGGAAGGCAAGATCTCGAAAGACGTCTTGACAGATTTGTGTATGTGTTGGCGTGGAGGTTCTTCCAAAGACGTCAAAGGAGATGTCCAAAAGCTGATAGATTTTTCGATGAAGAAGATGATACTTATCACACAGTTCTTGAGGGGAGCACTGTTCCGAATGAGCCTTGATTTCAGTGGCGGTGCCATACTCATCCGTTCCACAGAGAAAGAGAGTTTTTCGTCCTTTAAGTCGACAGAAGCGGGCGTAGACGTCAGCACTTAAAACCGAGCCAATGAGATTTCCGAGATGAGGAACATTGTTAACGTAGGGGAGAGCGGAGGTTATAAAGTATTTTTGACATTTGGTCGGGAAGACAGGAATTTGGTTGAAATTTCAATCTTTTATCTTGACAATCATAAAATGTCGAAACTTTTCTTACTTGATCCGAAAGTGGCTGAGTTTATGCAATTGAATATGCCGACCTATGAAGGTGCGACTCTTATTACCTATCCGCTGCTTTTAAGATGGTGGAGACTCTACTTTCGTTCGCAAAAGTCTCTTGATCAGCAAGATTTTATTTATCCTGATGATCGGGTCAAGAATTTGTTTTGGAGTGACTTTATGTTCTTGCGTTCGGGGGATATTTCGTGGCGACGGTTATCTTTTTCTCACTTTGAGAGAATTCTTCGTAATCACATTGAGCCGGCTCCTCTTCCTCCTTCACCCGAGATTATTCAGGCTTTGGAAGAGTTGGAAGAAGATCTGAATAACACAGAGATGGAGATCGTGTCTTTAACTTAGTATCGAGGATAGACTTGGACCGAGACGACATTTTTAATACAGTCGTCCTTTTTCAGAGAAAGGGGTTGTTTGGTTGGAAGATGGTAGACCTTCCAACGGATAGTAGTTGTGATGATGCCAGCCAGTTCTCGGAGCAGAGATTGTAATAGAATCTCATCTTGGGTGGGTCGCTGTTCGGAAAGAGGATGATCTTCTCGAACTGGCAAAAGAATCGTTGGACTCATAACGATATAAGTTTGTCCTGCCATTTGATTCAGAACGGAGAGAGTGGGTTTCTCATCTGGTGAGAGAATGGAAAGAGGAATAAGATACCACTCTTCATGAGGAGAGCGATCAAGGACTCCTGGAGCGATTCGTAACATCAAGAGAAGATAATGCATTGTTTCTTTTAAGAACATAAAGATAAAAGATGGAGGCGAAACTTCTTTGTTGGAATATCCTGTCTTGTTTCGGAACAAGACAGGATATTTTGTATTTCTCCTGATTCTATCTCTTTAAACAGATCGAGTCTCTTCCGGTTTCAGGAAGTTAAAGTAGCCGGAAGTCATGGCGAGAATTCGAAGGTCATCGATGGCCTGACTCAATGTGGGATCGAACTTTAATAGAATGGTAAAGGTTTTCCAATAGGAACATCGAGGGAGTAATCGTCGTCCGATAAGAAGATCAAAGGAGTCGAGAGTATTTCGGATATACAATCGTATGTCGTCAAGAGAATAAAAGGAGGTCCGAGAAATAAAGTCTAAAAGAAATTCGATCATCTGCGGATGATTATGCATGATGGCTTCATAGAGAGCTTCGAGAAGATTCGGTTTAATTTGGGATTGAGGATAATTAACCATGAAAACAGAGAGAGCTTGGAGAACAAGAGGAAGAGAATTTCCGGCCGAGGCGCCCACCAAGATATGATTGGAATAGAAGAGGGGGTTGGAAAATTCGAGAGTGGAAAGATAGTTAATTATGTCCGAGAAGCCAGCCCGAGACGCGTAAGTAAATAGACGGGAGAAGAGCTCCTCTCGAGGATGTTGAGAGAGATGGCCGGACGAAAAGAGATAGCGGAGAAGATCGAGACGACAAGATCGAATGATTTCCTCTAAAATAGAGAACGGGACCGTCGAGACATCTCGGAGATAGTAGAAAATAAGTGCGTCATCATTCAGAAGAACGGCATCATATAAAGCTTGTTCTGCACCTTTTGCATTGGAGGGATAGGTCATCTTAAACATGTTAAGAAAAACGGAGAGTTGACAATAGCGCCGAAGTCCCGACGAGGAAGAAGAGTTCCAATTGGCTGGAAGAAAGTATTTGGCCTCAATGTTGAGATCTTGTTGAGCCTTGAGAGACCAAAAGTATTTATCAGAACAGAGGGTGAAACATTGGAAATTCACTCGGGAGAAGGAGCACAAGTCTTGGGGAGACAGGTAAAGCATAATCTGAAACATAACTTCGGGACAGTTAAGAACTGTTGAAAAGGAAGACATCTCCAAACTTCCAAAAAGAGAAGAAGTTAAATCCAAAAAAAAATCAAAATATGAGGTTCGAGAACTATAATTGAATTAGAATTATAACGTCTTTTAAAAGAAGGAAGAAGAATGTTTCATGTTCGAGAAGTGATTTCATATCTTAATCACGATGATCTTGTTGTTAATGGAGTTATTCCATCTCTGATTGAGGGAGTTCCGAAACTTTCCAAGCGGTTTCCATTATGGGTGTATCGGAATAAGTCGTTTTCCTTTTTCGGAATGATGATGGACTTTCTTGTTCGGAGGATGCTCTCGGAGAGAGTGCCAGCAAAATATAACACGGAACCCGTTTCCAAAGTGATAGAGGCAGATTTGGAGAAGTACAGTTCCTATGTTGAGTCTCTGACACGCTATCTGGATTCGTCATTAAAGTGGATTAATGTGATTTGGGACGCCTACCGTTTAACGGAGGTGATGATGGCTCAAACTGATGTCTATACTCGAGAGGAGGTCTTCAAGTTCATTCCGACACTTCAGAACATTTTCAAGGACCTTCATTCTAAGTGGTTAGCGTACAGTTCCTATCTTGGTTCGAATCTTTCGTATAATGTGGAACTGATTCATTCGAGTCTGCAGGGACATCCGGATGTTGTGACGGACACGGCCATCTTAGATATTAAGACGACGGGAGACTATTCCAAGATGGCTGTCGAGACCTCCCTTCAAATTCTAACCTATTATGCCCTTGCACGGATTAATAAACTTGAGGTTAAATATGTGGGTGTGATTTTGCCACTTCAGAGGGAGATTTTGTTATATGATGTGTCGGCGTGGGATCCGAAGGACTATCTGGATATTCTATCTCGAGGAACGGGCTATCTGACAGTACCGATGATACTTCGGGTTGATCCGACGAAAATGGAGACGATTGGGACTCATGTGGCGAGGGAGGAGAGCATGTTAACTACATTGAAGAATTTTCTTTCCTGTTGGGGAAGGTATCGTCCGGTACAGATGTTTCTTCGGAGTCGAGGAGGAGGGAACACATCCCTGACGGAGGAGGATATTATCGCCTCGGGGGAACTAATTAAGATGAATCAGATTGCCTATTTTACTCATGCTCCCTACAGTATCAACTTGTGTTGTGTTCCAATCTCGAAGAATCCCACTAACTTCCAGTGGATACGGACACTTCTTCGCCAGGAACTTCGTCTAACGCGGAGACTTCATGGGAGAGGTGTTGTTGTTCACACGGGGACGCGTAACATCTCAAATGAGATCACGTTGACGGAGGAACAGGCCTATAATGAGATGGAGTCGGCCGTTCGAGACGTTCTCGCGGATGCGACGGAGGAGTGTCCTCTTCTTCTGGAGACACCCGTGGGAGAGGGAAAGGAGATCTGTGCCACACTGGAAGGGTTGGCCAGCTTCTATGCCCGTTTTTCCGAGGAGGACCGGAAGCGTTTACGAATTTGTTGTGACACGGCTCATGTTTGGGGAGCTGGGTACTGGCCTCTTGACTATCTGGAGAGGTGGTCTCAGATTTTCGGGACTTCAAGTATTGCTCTGATTCATCTTAATGACTCTGAAGTCAAGTTTTTTTCTCACGTGGATCGTCATGCTCCGATTGGAAAGGGACAGATTGGGTTTCCCCACATGTATCAGGTCATTGAGTGGGCCAGTGCCCACAATATTCCTCTGGTCGTTGAGTAAGACTCCATTTTCTTTCAGATCTTGTTATTCGACTGTGACGGCGAATAACAAGACGGAGATTCTGACTTTTCATGAAGTTCAAGATTGTGGGAGTCCAGTTTTTGGATTTGTATTCGATTTTGTATCAGATTTTGATGAAGAACGAGGCATCAGACGACGAGTCCAGGCATTGAGAAGTTGATAGACTGGATTAGCGGTGGCAAGTTGGGTCAGTTGAGGAATTAACTGGGGATTGGCCGAGAGAGTCTGAGCGATAAGAGGAAGATATGCTCCATCACTTTCTCGTATCTCCTTGAAGTGTCGATATAAAACTTGTTCTGGGGAATCGACACTTTGACGGAACGTAATATAGATAAGAGGCTCATGCAAAAGAATCGATAAGACATCCTCAACTGAGAGAAGATTTCTGGAGAAACCATCATTGACCACCCATTCTCCCGTCGAAATCGGATAGAGAAGAATTGGGTAACTCTCGGCGGAGTTATCAATTCCGACGTTAATATAACCATTGGGTTGATCATAATAATCAGTGGGTTCGATTAAATTCAGATTATCGACGAGGAAATCGTAGGCATCAGGTAAAGAAGTCGAATCCATGGGAAACGGACTTGTTTTTTTAAAGTGGAGGGAAGATTTTCTTTTTCTCCCTAAAATGGGGCAACGTCTTTCAACACAAGGCGAACTTCCAGAAAAGTGTGACCCAGATCGACGGGACATTCCGAATCTGCGGCGGTGTCTTATGGATAGTGCTCGCTATGGAGATATCTTCACCGTTTCCCACTATCTTTCGCTTCTTGAAGAAGCGGGATATAAAGAGGGACTTCAGGAAGCTCTGTATGAGGCGGGGTACGGAGGTTCTCGGAGTGTATTATCGTATCTTCTTGTATTTACGGACAAGGCTTTTCCAGCCCTTCTTGGGGCGATAAAAGGAGATCATGACTTGCTCGTTGATTTTATCTTAAGTCAGGACGGCGTTTCTCTCACTCCCTATGACATTTCAAAGGCGATTCAATATGCTGCCGAGGCAAATCAACTTTCACCGAATATGGTCAGATTTCTTCGGAATAAGAGAGTTATCCGGAAACAAGAGTTGTTTAATCGGGGACTCTATGGTGCGGCCGCTGGAGGTCATCGAGATCTCGTCGACTTCTTTCTTCGTCAAGGGGCCGATAATTTGGACTTTGCTTTTGTCATGGCGGCTGAAAATGGTCACCTTTCCCTGTTAAGATATCTCTATTCGAGAGGAGCTCGTTATATTGACATTGCACTTTGGGCCGCCTCTCGAAAAGGTCATCGAGATATCGTCGCCGAACTTCTTCGACTCGGAGCCAAGCCTCGCTTCGGTCTTCAGCCGGCCGTTGAAACTTCAAATCTACCTCTGGTGCAGCTTCTCTTGGAAGCGGATCGAGATCTTCGATCTATCACGTCTCGAGACTGTCGGCGGGCTCTTGACATTGCCCGATCTCGAGGAAATCTCGAGTTGGAACATCTCTTATCACAAAAATGTCCATAAAAAGAAGGAGAATCTTTCGAAATAGACGATTCTTCTTTAGAAATGTTTCATCTGTTCCAGAAAATCAGATGAAACATATCGAGATTTAGAGACGGTTTACTTGCGAGGATAGACAGCTGACAGCGGAATTCTTGGAAGTCGGGACGAACTTTGAGGAGTTCCTCGAAGTGTTGTCGGGCGAGAGATTTCTCCCTCGGACGGTTCGACGGGAGGAGGTGGAGGTGGATATGACGGAGGGGGAGGAAGTCTTTCCTCCTCATAACGATAGGAAGGACGGAGAGTTTCCCGAAGTGTTGTCGGACGAGAAACTCTTTCCTCCTCATAACGATAGGAAGGACGGAGAGTTTCCCGAAGTGTTGTCGGACGAGAAACTCTTTCCTCCTCATAACGATAGGAAGGACGACGTGAAGATTCTCGGGGCGGAGAGAGAGGTCTCTCAGGATACCTAATCTGTTCCCTTGGTTTGTAATAACGAGGAGTTCTTCGGCGAGGAGGAGAAATCGGACGTCGAGGGACTACCGGATATTCCTCTTCCGGGAAAGAAAGTAATTCTTCCGGGACAGAAAAAAAGTGTATCTCTTCAGGGAAGAGCTCTTTACAAATGTCTAAAAGAGGGTCAAAATATGCACAAAGTTTAATTCGATCGTCTCGACTCACAAGTAAGAGGGCGCCTTCGATGACTTCCTTGTCAATAGGGTACAACGCGGTTTTATCATATGAACTGGGAAGAGGAGAGTCTTGTAACTTTTCTGCCTCCTTAAAGATAGGCTCCAAACCGCCATAATAATGAAAGTATCCTCTAATTGTCTCTGGAGTTCTGGGAACTCTTGAAAGCAAGTAGAGAATTACTTCATACGGAAGACGAATTACAGGAGATGGAGCTCTCATGTTTCGAGTTACCTTTTTAAACGGAAAGAAGAAATTATCTCATTTTTTTTAGTTCGATTTATCTTTTAACGAGTTAGAAAATGATGAATTATATCTGTTCCAGGAAGAATTCCTGGAATTGACTAAAGTTATTAAATTAAATCGATAGAGGTGAGATGTCGAGTGTACCGAGAGGTATTCGTCTGGAACTGTCTCGTCTTTTTTCCAGTGAGTCATCAAGTTCTCTGGCCAAGACTTCGCCGAACTGTGTAGCTCCGAGTTCTCCCGAAACGTTACCACATTCTCCGACAACACCTCCACCGGAGGAGGTGTCGAGAGGAGTTTGTTTTCGAGTAAGTCGTTTTCTTAAGAGGTCTCCCCGAAATTCGTCTCCCGAAAAGGTGCCATCTTCTCCAAAGACACGGACAGTCCGGATATCAACGGACTCTCCTCTTCGAGGATCTTCTTCGGATAGCTCTTCGTCAAAGAGAAGTAAGAGCTCATCATCGAATGGCTCGATATCTCCAAAGGGAGGTTCGACGGACACTTCTCCTCGAGAGTCGTCATCTTCAGAAGAGTCACCGAGAAGTTCTTTGTTGAGGATAAGTTACAATCGGATTAACTTTTCGCGACGATCTCCGCTTCGATCAAATTCATCCTTGCTTGAGAAGGAGAAGATTTTATATAGTCCGAATCATACCTGGTTATATGTGGTTAAGGAGAACGAAAAGGAGAACGAAAAGGAAACGGTTCGGGTTGGGATAACTAGTATTGGGATTAACCGATTTCGAAGTCAATCGCCTCCCTTAGTCAATGAGGGAGTCTATCGACATGACATTGGATATTTTGTTGATCGCTATGATCCCATTGCCATGCTCACGGTGAACTATTCCGGAAAAAACGTCGACATTGTCTTATATTCTCCCATTGCTGGAAAGATTCTGGCCTATAATGACATATCAAGTCTTGACTTTAGTGAGTGTGAGAGATTAAAGTGCTGGATTTGTCAGATAAAACCTGACGAATCTCTCAATCTCTGTCATTTTTATAACTTTATTTCCTATGTGCGAATGTGTAGTCAGCTTGCCTAATTCTCTCTTCCTGATTTCAACTCATAATTTCAACTCATGATTTCGAGTTGAAATCATGAGTTATATCTTTAGGAATTGGAATAAGTGTAGACAAGACCTGTGGGAGTCTGTTTCGATGAAAGATTCCACTGATGAGAATGAAGCTTGGAATGACATGATTGACATAACACAATCAAATTTCCAAGAATGTTCTTATGCATATGTCCGATAAAACCTTGATCGTCAGCTTCCGACTGATGTTTAAGATGGTGAGTGGAAAGTTGTTCTCTCGATCCACAGAAGAAACACCGATCCAGATAAAGTTTAGAATTATATCTTGATTTCTTTGTATTTACCAGTTCGGATGTCGCATCCTTAAGCGTGTGTCGAATGAGGTTGGTCTGTGCAATAAAGTCCTCATTAATTCCGAGAAAGCGGGCAACTTCCAGACCGTAGATCGACTCTCCCGGGCCGTCTTTAAGTTTCCGTTCATAAACAAGGGTATCCAAGGCTTCATCATAATAGGTTGAGAGGTGACAGATCTTAAGTTTGGCGGAGTCTTTGGAAAGCAGCTCCTGAATATAGGGTGTCTCGGGAAGATTATGAAGATGTGTTGAGGAGATAAACGAAGTCTCCCTCTTAATTAGCTCGACAAGAAGAGCAATGATGATAGCAGAACCAGAGAGACTCTCCGTTCCTCGACACAGCTCATCGGCAATGACAAGTGTCTGACTATCGGCATTTCTTAAGATTGTTCGAAGTTCTGACATTTCCACGACAAAGGATGACTGTCCTTTAAAGATATCATCATGACCACTGAGTCGAGTAATGATTTGACGGTAGGGAGAGTAGGTCATTTTTCCTGCGGTATAGAGACCTGCCTGTGCTAAGATGAGGTTGAGTGCCACAGACTTGGCAATGGAGGAGTTATGAGAGACGGTAAAGTCTCCCAGTAAGAACCGAGAGTTTCCGTCAAGTTCAAAGCCGACAAACTCTCTTTTTCCAAGAGGTTTGACGGTGAAAGATTTTCGTTGAACCTCGCGATCTGGCGGAAGCTCCGGAAGAGTCACAAGTCGTACTGGAAGATCAGTAAAGTCGTTTCCCTCAATGTAGAGAAAAGAGTCAGCCCAAGCTCGATATCCCAGACTTCGAGCTAAATAGATAATATCTTGAGATAACTGTTTCTCAGGACAGAGAATTCGAAATCCCCGATGAGGAATACTCTCTCCGACGGAGTCAAGAATTCCTGCGAGAAGAGCTCGACGAATGTCTTTCGAGTTATACTTATAATTCTCGGGAACATTACATTGGCGTCCAAGAAGATAGGGGTCACGAGTTATCGAACGAAAAGGAAACTCAACTGGAACACTGTAGAGAAAGAGTCCGTCTCTCTCCTTCTCTGAAAGTCGAAGATACTCTTTAACGGTCATCTCGACAGTTCGATTCTTCATGTTTCGTAAGACAAGGACATGATCTCCCGTACAGATAAAGTTATCTCCATGGATCGGGGAGATGAGGTACATCTCGTCAAAACCAGAGACGAGAGATAAAATCCGTCGAGGTGTGGAATCGTCTCCCATTAACATATCTCCAGGACGGATATCTCGAGCTCGAATCGTCGGACCGGAGAAGAGCAGGACCGGAGTGTCTGGGTCAAGACACTTTCCGACGCCATTAAATCCATAGAGAAGAATACCTTGAGTCTCTTGCCCGAGTTCAATATCATTGGGAATATATTCTTTATCAAGAATTTGTTCAATAATGGGGTGACGCAGTTCCTTTACGACAAGAAAGGACCTTGACTTCTCTGGAGGAACTATAGTCGGTCGATGATACTTGTATTTCAAGGCGGCCTTGGCTCCCGACTTGATGAAGTCTAATGAAGCCACGAATGTATTCACCTCGGAAAAAAAGTTATACTGAGTTCCCAAAGTAGAAACAAGAGAGGTGTAGTGTTCAAAGAGATAATTTTCAAGAGACCTCTGGGCGATTTCAATTCCACTATAATAGTGTTTAAGAATCTCCGATGTGATAAGAACCTTATCCTTCTTTATTCCGATAAAGAAGAGCTGGCCACAGAGGGAAACATCGATGAGTTTCTGTTTAAGAAGACTTGCCTTGTGTTCCGTCGTATACAGGCCAATCGAAATGTCGTTTCCTTCATCTGTCTTTTTCCGCTTTGCTATTTCCAGTTCGACGATCGGCTTCTTTGACCCGACTTGGGCGTTAAGATGCTGAGAAATTCGCTCCAGTTCCTTCTGATACTGTCGAAGTGTCTCCTGATAGGTGTCAGCTGTAACATCACGTCCTGGATAAATGTAAGACTCCTCAAACTCCAGACGTGTTTCAAAAAGACGACACTTCTCTAACAGATCAAGATTGACAAGGGATAAAAACTTTGAGATACACTCGTTAAAAGCATCGACGGTCTCCTCTGACATGTAAATCTTCTGCAAGACTTGAGAAGAAATTAATAGCGTGGTGATGTCGACGAGTTGAAGGTAGCCTCGAAACAACGTCGCTAGTTCTCCCGGCTTTATTACTCCCAGAGTCAGCTTCCGCTGCAGTCTCTCCAAGTCGGGAAAACGCTTCAACTGAAGATCCAGTTGGTTGAGAATATCAGGATAAGTAAGAAGTTCTTCAATCATCTTGTAACTCGCCTCAATCTCATCAGGAGAAGTCAGAGGCGTAAGAAGGCGGTATTTGAGAAATCTCTTTCCCAGTCCCGTACTGGTCATGTTGACAACAGTAAAAAGAGAATCGATCACCTTCTTTGACTTCGACTTTGACTGAGATGTAAGAAGACTTCCAAGATCTCGACGAGTCCGGAGAGTTCCTCTTACAGAGATATCCGGCATGAGATTGAGAGAAACAATGGCATTATGAGTGAGTTTGAGAAACTTACTATCATCGAGCCACGTCACCTCCGGCTTAAGTATCCGGAAGATTAGTTTCTCATCATGTTCATAACAGAATTGAAGCAAAATGACAAAACTAATCCGACCATACGCGTGACGCTCTAGTTCCAAATCCTCGATAATGGCGTCACGACGATCTCCCATCTGAAAGACGAATTCAAAGAACTGTCTCTGATAGGCCGCTTTGAGATAGTCGGCCTTGACCTCATTAAAACGGAGAAGAATCTTTGAATACCGGTCCAGTTCAAGAACTCGAGAAAAGTAGTTTAAATACACGTCCTTCTGATCTTGGGGAAACTTGTTCAACGTGATGAGAATCTCTCGAGGACGGTGTGTCACCAGAAAACGATACGTCTCGTGCAGGGCATAGACACTGTCATCTTTCCGACTATACGTCTCCGCAACGAGAGTTCGTCCGGTTCCCACGTCAATTCCGGAGAGCCCGACAGTTAAGAAACACTCCTCACACTTCGGAGAGTACTTTTGACACTCAATGTAGATGGAAACGAGTTCATTTGTGTCCATCTCATCCACAATATCAAGATGTGTGGCGGGACTTATGATCTCGGCCACGGCTCGATCCACCTTCACCTTTGACTTACTTAAGTTCTTACTCTGATCAACTCGAACAATAGTGTAGTCATGGTCCAACAAGACCCTCTTATGATCCTCATAAGCAATACATGGAAATCCGACCATAAACGGATTTTCCAACGAATGTGGCTTCTTGGTGTTCTTACTTGTTAGATGCATGTTGAGAATCTGAGCAACTTCTGTTGCCCGTCCAATCCCCTCTTTCGGAAAAAAAGGGACATTCGACAAATCTCGCGGAGCCCCGGGAGAGATGACTCGCTCAGGGTCATACTCATAGGCCTCATAAAAACTTCCAACTTGACACAAGACCACGGTCTTCGGTCCATACTTCATCTCATACTCCTTCTGCAGTTGAAAATAATACTGACACATGCTTTGTGCCATCTTCTATTTTACCCTACATTCTCACTTCCTAGAGAAGTCGATCAAAATTTAGACCGTATCATGTATTTGTTTTTATGTCATTAACATTAACTCTCAACTCAGTCAGAACGTCCTTCGATATTCCAATTCTTCTAATTCTTCTTCGGAGAGTCTCAAGAACGTATCTCTTCATCTGACGACAGGAGAAAGAACCATAGAGTGTAATATCTGTAAGACTCTCTTACAGATATTACTTTCTCAAAGAAGAAAGTACCTACATCGAATGATGACAGAGTGGATTAAGATTGCCTTGAGGACACATGAAAGGAGTAAAGGGGAAGCTTGAGACTCCACTAAATGGTGACACATAGTTGTCAGATCGGAAGGGAGCCGCTACAGCTGACAGACTGAACCGAACCCCCGCCGTTGAGACAGCGGACCGAAGCTGAATTTCAACTCGATCGGTTCGAGCTGGAGGATAAATCGGAATTCCACGGTAAGCAATTTCCTGAGCGACATATGTTGAAAAGATCGATGTCACCGTTGGAGTACTGACTTCAAGAAATGCAATATCACGAAGTGTTGCATGTCCCATGTCCAGCACTTCCATGAGATTGCCATAAGCATAGACAATTTCCGGTACCTCGCTCTCATGCGAATCCAACAGGAACTGACCAAAACCCGGAGCAATCGACTCAAAAATCGACAATATGAGTGTCTTATTGTACGGCGGATCGGAATACATAAATGCATCCTTATTATAGACCGCGAGAGTCTCATTGCGGATGTTTGTTGTTCCGTATACCTCTGACGTGATGACAAAACCAGATGGTGTAATGACGGCCTGAGGACCCAGCGTTTTATTGGAATAGACGGTCGGACTATTGCGGAACTCCAAACAACTCGAGCACATTTCTGCCTCCGCCTCAATCACAATCAGATTCTCCGGATTCAGGAATTGCACCCCTCTTACCAACATTCGAATGACCGGGCGCCGAGCGGGAGACGGAAAGAACTCAGTATAAGCACGATAGAACTCCTCCTCATTCAAGTCCGTCCCTCGAAGAAAGACGGCCAGAGCTGCAATCTGCCAGTCCTCCCCGTCAGCATTCAATATGTCCCGAATTCTCGAAAGTGCCGAAAGACTTTGGGCATAGAGTGTAGCCCCAGTTCCATTAATACCGGAAGTGTAGATGGTGTTCCAGACACGAATGGCTTGAGCATACCTACTAATGTCCGAAATACTGTTAGCCTTAATCTCCCGATAAGGAATGCGGCATGACCGCTTGACCTCAATGCGACCGGCCTGTGTCGTATTGAAACCTCGGATATTGGCAAAGAGCACAATCTCCGAAATCGGAGGTGACGACGTCTTTAAGAAAGTGAGGACCGGACGAACTCCAACTTCATTCAATATCGAAAGTGCCGTCTCCACCGCCGCTTCCAGTACTCCTGAGAGATTCGCCGTCTGTATACGTAACGTGGTGAAATCACTGGCCAAATCGAGACTTCCTGATCCGAACGCCCGCTTTGTCAAACCAACAAGTCGACGTGTCTGTCCAATCGCCGCCGGTACAAATGACGCCGGATTACTGTAATTGGCCGGAAATGGTACAGGCTCCTCTAAGGACTGTGGATTATGAGCCGTGATATCACTTATCCATGCATAGGTCCAGTCCACCGACTTTAATATCGCATAGAGTGGAGGCTGAACTATTCCTATCGCCGTCGGATTATACGTGTCAATCCTCCTGTCTTCAATATCAGCCAGATAGGATGAACACGTTTTCCATTTAGCATCGGTGAAACAAAACAGGACCGTAAGTAGAAGAAAGAGGAGACGACTCATAAGTGTTGTATGATGTTGTGTTTAAGTCAAACTTCGACCTGAAGTTTTTCTTCAGTCAATTTTTCTTCTAACTCAAACACAGATCGAGATCCTAATTTCCTGAAATAACAACATCTCAACGTTATATCTTCTATGGAAATAAATACAATCCAAACTCGATCTGAAAATAGAAAGCAGAGTCGCATCCAGAAATAAACGTCCAAATATATTCGTGGAAATAGATTGGAATCGTATCAACAGAAATAAATATCCAAACATATCGATGTTGATAAATATCCAAGACATATAATGTTGATAAATATCCAAAACATATCAAGTTGATAGAAATGAGAGTTATATCAGCATTGATAAATATCCATAAATATCCAAGACATATCAGTGGAAATAGAAATGAGAGTTATATCAACACTGATAAATATCCAACACATATCAACTTGATAGAATTTGGAGTCGTATCAAGTTGATAGAATTTGGAGTTCTATTCGTGTGGATAAATATCCAAATCGTATTTCCATGAATAGAAATTGGAGTCATATTCGTGGAAATAGAAATTGGAAACATATTCGGGGAAATAAATATCCAAAACATATTTCCATGAATAGATATCCAAATATATTCGGGGAAATAGAACTTGGAGACATATTCATGTAAATAAATATCCAAGACATATTCATGTTGATAAATATCCAACACATATCAACTTGATAGATATCCAACACATATCAACTTGATAAATATCCAACACATATCAACTTGATAGAATTTGGAGTCGTATCAACATTGATAGAAATTGGAGTTCTATCAGTGTTGATAGATATCCAACACATATCAACTTGATAGATATCCAACACATATCAACTTGATAGAATTTGGAGTCGTATCAACATTGATAGAAATTGGAGTTCTATCAGTGTTGATAAATATCCAACACATATCAACATTGATAGAAATTGGAGTTCTATCAGTGTTGATAAATATCCAACACATATCAACATTGATAG